CTATTGTATTCCAGCCACTTTCTTGTGGGGCATCTGTGGGGCAGTAAAGTCAAAATTATCGTTCAGCAGGGCGATCTGATCGCCATTTTTCTCTGACATCCACTTACCGTATACAGTGAAGACCATCTGCGCATTTGTATGCCCCATCTGGTTAGCTATAAAGCTCGGGTTGGCCCCCGCGCTTAATGCCCAGCATGCAAAGGTGTGTCGCGACTCGTATGCTTTTCGGTGTCTGATGCCAGCCCGTTTCAGAAGATGATTCCATGACGCCGCTATAGAACCAGGAATATAGCAAATGCTCTTTGTTGGATACCGACCGGAAACTGACGGGTTGAATACGAAAGTGCAAAAGTCCTTCCTGGTCTTGCCGTACTCTCGCAGGTTAACGACCACTTCCTGCTGAGACTGCATGCGAGTAAATTGCATCTGGCTCTTCAGCGCCTCAATAGCTGGCTGCGTCAGATTGATTGTTCTAATGCCACTTTCGGTTTTTGGTGGAGTGAAGTGATCCGAAATTGCCAGATTTCGGGTGACTGTCACCTTCCAGTTAACCGTGTCAACATCCTCCCATGCCAAAGCACAAATCTCTCCATGCCTCATCCCGGTGCTTACAGCCAGAATCCACAGATTCCTGATTTGCTCATGGTTAGCCACCTCCATCATGCGGACAAACTCCTCCTTTGTTAAAGGATCTGGCTCTGACTTTGTTTTCCTGAGTGGCTTGATGTCTGAAATTATCGGCCCGCTTGTATAGCCATTCCTTTCGGCAAACTTCAGCATTTCCTGCATTACAGCCATATACCCGTTTACCGTTCGTACCGTCCGGCCTTTCTTATGAGATCGCTCAAGGGTTTTTCCTATTAACTGCCAGCCAGTCAGTAACTCATGGCGCAGAGACATCATATCCTCATGAGTCAGAGAGGACACCGGCCTGCTGTCGTCAATAATGCGAAGACACATTTTGATGTAAGATGAGTAGCGCATGTGTGTGTTCTTGGCTAATACGGTCTCCTTTAAGGCAAGCCATTTCTGAGCCATTTCCGCGACTGTCGTCCTTAACTTGTGGTCGTGAGTAATGGTTGCTCTCGATGAGTTTGGGAATTGTGCTGTGTAATCGAATGTGCCAGTTCGGATCGCATAACAGATGGAGGTCCTTAGTTCTCCGGCTATCTTCCTGTTTTTCGGTGTATCAGGAACACCGAGATTTTCGCGGACCCGCTCACCCTGGTACATAAACCACAGGCGCAAATTGCCCCCGTGGTTCTCGACCCCGGTTGGATATTTAGACATACCTTTTCCTCTTTATTAAAGGTATCGATATTTAAGCAGATTTTTGACGGGGGATCGCCGGTCTTTGTCTCTCTACCCAATTGTCAACCTCATGTCGGTTGTAGAGGATAGGGGAGTTATCCTTTGGCTGGCAGTCGCCGGAGTAGTGACGATACTCACGACCTTCCATCCAGGACTTCTCGCGCGCGGACTTGATAGCGTTTTTGGTCAGTCCGGTCAGGGCGATCAGCAACTCCTCAGAAACCCATTTATTCGGTACTAGATTGATAATGTCGCTCATGGTTTTCTCCAGGCAAAAAGAAACCCCGACAAGCGGGGTTTTTTTATTCATTAACTTGTTAATGCTTGCGGCGGGACGACTCGAAAGCCGTTGGTATTTCAATGGCAATTAGTTTCTTTTGCTTTTTGCCAGTAATTGCTTTAGCACCCATACAGTCTGTGCATGCGACGATTTTTGAACCATCCGACATGGTGATGCGTCTGCATTCTAGCCGCGTCTTATTACATCTTTCACAGCGACTCAATCCTTTTATAATCCGTCTGCTTACAGCAACTGGTTTTGACGATTTGCTCTTCAGTTCCAACATAAAATCCTCCACAAAGACATTATAGCGCCAGCGCTGATTGGGTCTGATCATAACTGGCTATCAGTTGCGCTACCTGTCATGTATATTGAGTCGTGTCGAAAAGGGAGGGGGCATGGCAACTTATAAGCAGATCCAGGAATACGTCAAAACTCACAATGGCGTCAGCGTTAAAACTTGCCATATTGCTCATGTTAAGCACATGCATGGGTTCAAGATGAAGCAGGCGCCGAACCGCATTTCTCCTGAATCAAGGGTGTATGAATGCCCTGATAAGTTCGTCCTTTATATCGAGCAAGCGATGAAGCATTTCGGGATGATTGGTTAACCTCCTCATGCCGCACGCTGGGCGCGCTGGTTAATTAAAAACTGGTTGATTTCAGATAATAAAAAAGCCGCTATACGCGGCTTATGTGCATTTCTTAACAACTAGTGGCTCATTACATATAGCCGGTATAACTTCTTTTTTTTATCCAAAAGAGGTGACTTTTCAGCCTCAAGGGTTTCGAAAACAGCCTTCATCAAGGTGCCTTGGGTTGCTGAATTTAAATTCCATAAATTATCAGGAAGATAAACGCCTGACGGCTGGCAATCATCTGTCATGCACGCCACTAAAAATACCTGATTTTCTTCACTGCTCCCCACAAACCCAGCAGGCTCTACACTGTCATGTCTGACAGGTTTCTGACCACAGAATGGACACGGATTTAACTGATCAATTTTCATAAGCACCCCCAGAACGATTAAAACATGAGCTTATCATTACCGGGCAGGAATGGAAGGGGGTGGGTTTGTAAATTTTCATATAAATCAGATGGTTGACGAGAGCGTCAACATATTGGACCTGCTAAATCCCCCTCTGCTTATTCCGTAATTCCATCTCACCCTGGCAATCAACGCACATCGTGCATCCCGGATACGCTTTCCGGCGAGCCTCCGGCAATCCCTCATCGCACTCAACGCAGTGAGTAGCAGATACCGCATCACGGTTGATACGGTGGGCACTCAACGCTGCTTCACGCTGCAACTCTTCGACGACTGATGCGTCGTCTGCAAAATCTGCCATGGTCAGTGCTCCTTAAACTGGCCGTTGATGCGGCCGATCGTGTAGACGAACAATAAAAAAGGGACGCCAAGTCCCTTTATCTTTTCGAAGTGCTTAGCCAGTAGCGGCCTGCTGACAGTGTCGACTTTCGGCTTTGGCTTCTTCGCCAGTTCAGCCTTCAGCTCGTCGCTACATTTTCTTGCCGTGGCGCGTAGGGCATTCTCCTGTTCGGTGGTCATCCGCTTCATGCTGCCTCCGTTTTCAACACGTCAATCGCGCAGCCGGGCAGCAAATGAACCGCCGGGCCATCGCACTGATTGCCCCATACATCGAAGCCATGCGATGACTGCCTGGCGAACAGTTCAATGCGAGGGATGTCACCGAGCAACTGCACTAATTTTTCGCGAACGATATCTGGCTTGCGGGAGTTCTCCAGGCGCGGCGCGGAGACATGCTGACAGATAGATGCATCCATCCGTTCTGGTAGTTTCCCGCGCACAGCAAACAAGCAGTCTTCGCTGTTTGCTCGGGTCATATGACCCATGCCGATCGCACTGTTACCCTTTACGCGATTCGTCTTGTGCCAGGTGAAGCCTTTCATGGTCATCAGGCGAAATCCCCATGCTTCGACAACCTTAAGCGCCTCTGCCGGCTGCGTCGGCACCCACCACATCGCCAGCAGGCAACTATCAGCTGCCAGATCCCACACTGGCAGGCGGCAGATATCCTGCACATTCATCACCGGATATTTAAACCCGGCCCCGCGGTCACCGTCGGCTGCTTTGTCGCGATAACTCCATGGCGGGTCTGCGTAGATAAGCGTGTATTTATCTGTCATGCCGCCTCCTGCCTGTTGAGATACTCTTCAGCGAGTCTCTGCGCCTTGAGTGGATTGCAGATGACATCACCCCATGGCATCAGCCAGCCGTTAGGCCCGACAATGAATGCCAGGCGAAGTCCGTGAACTACTATGTCGTCGTGAGCGTGTTTCATTGCGTCACCCTCATTTCAGGTTTAAGTCGATATTCCGTCCCGCCTAGGCACTTCCCGCCGAACTCCTGACCCCACGGCGTCGCATCGCACATCTCCTTCACCATCTCCAGTTCGGCAGCGCTGATGAACTGGCTTTTCTCTTCCAGCGATCCACCCCAGCCTGCGTAATACGGTTCGTGAGTTACCAGGTTAATCCCTGCGGTGAAGCACCCGTCAGCCGGGCAAACACCGCTCCAGTAAGTAGCTATGAAGTTGCGGTCATCGGCGCTGAGCAGTCGGATCAGCGTCTCTTTCGAGTGGTGGCGCCTGCCATATGTGCGTTGCATAGCGAATTGCGGGTATGGTTAACCCGCCTCCGTGAGGTGAAATAGGATGGAATAGGGGATAAATCAGGCGTTAAAAGGGGATGTCGTCGTCAAATTCCATCGGCGGCTCATTTGACTGAGATGGCGCTGCTCGCTGCTGTTGGCGAGCCTGACCGGCGCTTGACTGGTTGCCTGCTTGCCGCTGGCTACTTCCAACCGGTGCTCCGCCTGTCTGCCGTCCTCCGAGCATTTGCATAACGCCATTCATACCCACGTTTATCTCTGTGGTGTACTTCTCGACTCCAGCTTGATCCGTCCATTTGCGCGTCTTTAACTGGCCCTCGATATAAACCTGAGCGCCTTTAACTAGATGCTGGCCTGCTACCTCTGCTAACTTCCCGAACAGCACTACACGGTGCCACTCGGTAATCTCCTTCTGCTCCCCTGAGTCGCGATCTTTCCAGCTCTCACTTGTTGCCAGTGTGAGGTTAGTTACCGCCTGGCCACTGGATGTGTAGCGTGTTTCAGGATCCTGACCTAACCGACCCACCAGGATAACTTTGTTAACGCCTCTGCTGCTCATGCTGCTGCTCCTGCCTGTTCGAGTTCTGATTTCCTGATGTCATAAACATCTTTCGCTTTAGCCTGATATTCGGTGCCGCGCAGGGTGCGCCATGCTTCCTCGAATAAAGGCTTGAGTGCTTCCATATCCGGTGCTTTCTCAGCATCAGCAACGAACTGTTTGAGGTTTTCTTCGTGCTGGTTAACGCCAGATTCAAGCCATTCCAGCAAGCGCTTCCCGGTGTCTTCGCTGAGGATTACCGGGTCGGAGTTGGAGAACAACTTGGTACGGTCTTTACTGGCGATCGCATGGTGGGTTTCGTGGGCGATATCCAGCACGGTGGTGAACTCATATTCAACACCGTCACGCTGCTCTGACTTCATGCCAAGCTTGGCGACCTTCTTGCGGCCGTTCTCTTCTACCTGGGCCGTTTCAGTCTTGCTGCGCATGGTTGCGATGATGTGCATAGGCGAACGCAAAATTGCGTCGAGGAACAGGCGGTGACGCGGGTTGATCTCGCTCCAGGCTGACCAGCTGTTGCCGCGGTATTTTGCCTTTGCGATGGTGTCTACCAGCTCCAGACATCCGCCGACGCCGCCCCATTCATGGGTGATGCTGTCGAGGATCAGAGTTTCATATCCGGCATCCTCGGCCGACTTAATCGCCTCAATGAATCGCTCGGGAGAGAAGGGGGGATCCAACTCTAGAACGTCAAAGTCAGCGATATCGGAATAAAGCGATGCGCTGCCCTTTTCGGTGTCGATGAAAGCGACCTTGCCGCCAATACCTTTGGCTACCAGCAACGCGCTGTAGGTCTTTCCTGAACCGCTAGGCCCGGTAAGTGCCAGCCGTAGCCTGGCTTTCTTTCTCATGGCTTTTTCGAATTTCATGATGGTCTCTCTTAGTTAAAATTACCTGCGAACTCTTCCATGCTGATCGACGGATTCTGGCGTTCTGCTGCCAGGTTAACCGGCTCGTCATCTTCAACTGGCGATTCGGGGATCACGTCACGCATCAGCCGGACGAATGCATCGTCATCCCAGCGTTCCATAGCGCTCATGCTGCACGCTCCTCAAGTTGGATACAGACGCGCTCAATGGAGGCGCTGCGAAGTGCGTATGCTGCCTCACGCTTCCATCCCAGCAGACGGGACTCTCTGGCCTGTACCAGCCAGGCGTGATGGTTTGCCACCATTGCCGGACGCGTTCTCGGCATCCGTGGGTGCTGATAGGGTTGTTTCATGGTTACTCCTGAAATTAGTTCGTGCGCCACCCGGCACCGATTGGCTGCCAGATGTGAATTGGGGTGGGGGATTACTTAGATGGTGGAGGAGGAAGCGGCATCCAGTGAGTTACATCTTCTAGAAGGCTCCCGCTCAAGTAAGTGAAAGCTCTGTATTTTTTATACTCAATCGGGCACGTGACGTAATTCCAGTATGCGGGCACCATTTCACCCTGACTGTATGCCAGTAACATTTGTGTATTCTCAGGCATCTGCTCGATGCACTTAATCCATTGCATACTCACCTCAGTGCTGAATTGGATGGCCGGTTCCGTCGAGCAGGACGTCGATAACGCGGTCATTAACCCGGATAATTTCGGCGTCGGTGTGCAGGTATACCCATTTGCGTTCATGGATAACCGCTGACACGCGGTAGGTGCGACCTTCACGCAGCGCCATCATGCCAGGCTGAACGCACTGGCGAATGATGGGGGTGGTGCCATAGTGAGTTCCGATCATGACTTCCCCTCAACCTGCTCAAGTAACCCGGCCAGCGCCATCTGCTTACGGTCCATCGTGAACGAAACGCGAGGATTCTCGACTGATGCCAGACGCCACTCGTTATCGTTTAATTCTGTGACTGTGTACTGCTTGCCTTTGTGAGTGACTGTCATGAGGCCACCTCATCCCATTCCACCCAAGCGCTTTCACCATCAGCGTCGATTACGCCAGTGGCACCGCAGCAAGGACATTCAGCCTTGTCACCTTCGTAGAGCCGGAAGCCGCAACCTTTCTCAGTGGTTACGCTGATGAACGAGCCTGGTTGATTGCCGCCATCGCAGCTATCACAGGAAAGCCAAGTAATTTTCAATGTCTTCATAATCATCTCCGCCCTTAAGCCGGGCCGCTGAACGTTGACCTCGCGCCTTAAGAAATGCGCATGATTTATGTTTAAACCGCGGTGGATAGCCGCTCTCATAACTGAGCAACCTCTGTGAAGTTGCTGGGGTATGAGCAATAAAAAACCCGCCGGAGCGGGTTATGACACTTTCTGTAGTGCGGATGTGCGGGGGTTATAAAACTTTGGTTTCGCTGTCGATCCTTCCTTCGGTTCGACTTTGACGGTATATCGGGTTTGTTTTTTGTAATCCCATACCTTGGTAATAACCCCAGTCTTAGTTTTCCAACTGCCCGCGGCCTGACTTGTCCACGTCACAACATCCCCTATCTTAAAATTCATCGCCTTACCCTCTGTAGTTACCCTGTAAAAAAGGCCGCGTTATGCGACCTTACAAATCATCAGCTGCGAGAATCTGCGCCTTTCGCTTCTGCGTTGCGATCAGCCTGTCCTCAGCTCTCTTGATATCAACATCGAGCACCGTTGCTACCCACGCTTCCCTGGCTGAGATGAAATCAGAGAAAAAACGCCAGTCGCTTTCTCGCAAGGTATATTCATAGTTCGCGCCCCAGGCCGATGTCATGACTCTCTTGGCTTTAACCTGCTTGTTGGTTGCCTTAATGGCCTGGTACTTTGTAAATTCCGGGAAATCACTTCCTGACTTAACTCCGTAGAAAATCACCCCTTCGTTAATTTGTGATGTAGCTAATTCCATACCCACCTCTGTTTGTTTACCGTCAGCCCCTGAGGAGCTGGTTGAAATGCTGCCGACGTGCATCGCGTATCTTCTCCAGCTCGCAATTCTTAGCGGCCTGGTGATATCTGCTGATGTGGCATACCGGAGTTCTCGGGTCGAAGTCACGACCGCATACCGGGCACTTGATGCTGTTCTTCATAAGCCACCTCAGATTAATGCGATGGATTTGCCTTTCATTTTCTGGCGACCGGTGCAGGTAACGCCCCTCTCGGTACTGGGCTTGCTGTACCAGGTGCGGTGATTCTTGCGCTCAACTACCGCAGCGCGTTTTTCCAGTCCTTCCCGATACTCAGCAAGTGCGTTTAAATCAATCGGGCTTATAGCGCTTTCTACGCGTGATTTCGGCTTGCGAGTCAGTGAGAGAACAGGGCGGTTATCTGGCTTGGCGCTTACCCCAACTAACAGGGGATTTGCAGCTTTCCATTCGGCCTGTTTCTCTGCGCGGCGTTCGCGGCGGCGTGCTTGTGCATCCATTGTGGATCTCCTGTCAGTTAGCTTTGGTGGTGTGGGCGGTTACCAGCCGCATGAGTCGGGCCTCCTTCACGATGAGCCTTTCTCACTTGCCACACCCCAAAGCCTTCTGCTTTGGTTGCTGCGCTTTTTCAGCGCGATATGTTTAAGAGCTTCACCGTCCTGGTGAGTAGTGCGTCCTGCGATGAGCTAACAATACAAAACGTACTAAATAACGTCAATACATATTGTACTTAAAAAGTCAGGAAAAATACAAAGAGTATGAAAAGGAAGGGGATTTATTTTTTGTGGGTAATAAAAAACCCGCCTAGGCGGGTTTGATTGAAGAGGGGGGGTTTTATAGACCTTGCCATTTTGCTTCAATGACAACGCCGATGATTCTGCAGTTCCCGTTTACCGGAATCATATGATAGCTGGGGTTCAGTGGCTTCAGGTACTTTTGCCCGGCATCGACTATGTACTTTTTGAAAGTTGCCTCATTCTCAGAGTCCAGCTTCGCTACGACTAATCTTCCGCTAGTAGGCTCAACCTCTGGATCTACCAGGATAAGCATACCTTCTGGAATACTCAGCCCGGTCGGCGCTGTCATGGAGTCACCGCGCACAGTTAACCAGAACGAGTGACCACCCGCATGCGCTGTAGTTTCAGGCCATACATCAATCTCTTCCAGGCGATAAGGCTCAACAGCTTCACACCAGTTGCCTGCACTAACCCAGCTGATGAGTGGGAAGCTTTTTACCTCAGAGTGAGGTTTCGGGTTGGTGACGTTGGCCATCGACCCTTCTGGATAATCAACCATTCCGTCAGAGGACAGGATCAGCTCCTTCAGCCCCAGCTGCTTCATTACCGCTGCGATATCCTCAATGCTTGGTTCGCGACGGCCGTTAAGCCAATGGCCGATCGCGCCCTGGGTTTTCCCAAGCGCTTCCGCCAGTTTGTCCTGGGTTATGCCGACCTGCTTCATCCTGGCTTTTGCCAGTTCGTTCCACGGAGTTTTCATCCCACGATTATTACGCTGTGTATTAACTGTGACAACACACAAAATGTATTACCCCTCTTGCTTTTATTCAGTACACTTTGTATTATTAGTCTGAATTAACACCCAAGGAGGTATCCCGATGAGCAATCTTCGGACTAAACGGGAAGCCGCTAAGGTATCCCAGACAGATTTGGCGAAGCTGGTTGGCTGCACTCAGGGCGCAATCGGCCATTACGAGTCTGGTCGTAGACAACCAGACCTTAAAACATGCCGTAAGCTGGTAGCCGCTCTTAACGCCTTTGGCGCTAACGTAAAACTGGATGACGTGTTCCCACCAGAACAGCACGCAGCCTAAGCAACACCGCTCTTACCACATCTCAGCCCTGAAAAAGGGCGCATCAAATGAAAATTCAAACCGGCTTTGCGTGTTTGGCGCATGGCCTATATGTCTTTATTTCAAATTCAAGGAAGTATCATGCAATCACTTACTTATCAAAATCATAACAGCATTTCTCCTCCCGCGCTGATTTACCAGAATCGCCGAGAAGCTGAAAAACCTCAGCCTGATATCGCTGGTATCCGCGCCGCAGTTCGCGCATGGGCTGCTGCTTATCGAAACCGTGAATATGTCGCCGCACTGATCGCCGAAGAGTGGCGTTCTACCGGTGGCACCACTCTGAACATTCCGACTGACTCCCACCGCCAGATGCAGAAGATATTCCGCTGGATTGATGGCGATACCGAATACGCCGACGAAAACGTGCGCCAGCTGGCACCGGCAATTCTGGCCGTTCTTCCACTGGAGTTTCGAGGAAAGCTGGTAAGGGTCGACTGCAAACTCTCCCGACTGGCGATAGCCGAGAAGGAAGTCGCTGAAGCTAAGCAGGCAATCATCCTGGACGCTCCCGAGCATCAGAAGCTGAAAGAGGTCAGTGAGGGTATAGCGTCACTGTTCAGGCTGATGCCGGAGCAGGTAGGGCCGCTGATGACGATGGTCACGTCAATGCTGGGAGTTATGTGATGGGTACTGCCAAAAAAGAAAAAGCTCCTGAAGCGGTAACTTCAAGAGCCTTCTCAACACTGTGTTACGTCGGGTAACGGGAGTAATTATGACAAAAGCTCGCAAGAAGTACCAGGAAAAAGAGGAACGGCGCCATCCAGATTCACCGGATGGTCTTATCGTCGCAGCGTCCAAGAATCAGGCATTCGCAGAGCGCCTGGTTGGGGTTATCCGTATCGCAATGGCTAAGTCAGGGGTGAAGAATGGGCGTCGTTAAGTTAGCGGACTACAGGCCGTCTGAATCGGCCGTGGAGCGTCAGGTGGCAGATCTCGATGATGGGTATACCCGCATCGCTAACGAGCTGCTGGAAGCGGTTATGGCTGCCGATTTAACGGCTCGCCAGCTGAAGGTTGTTCTGGCGGTTATTCGCAAAACCTACGGGTTCGGTAAGAAGTTCGACCGCATCACGAATACCCAGATCGCGATGATGACCGGTATACATCACACCCACGTATGCAAGGCCAAGAACGAGATGATAGGCATGAACATCATCGTAACGAATGGGCAGCTGATAGGGGTAAACAAGGTAATTTCTGACTGGAATTTCGAGGTTAGCCAAGTTAGCGAATCATTAGCTAAACCAGCTAACAAAACATTAGCCAACTTAGCTAATGGGTATAAGCCAGCTCAGCTAAACACAAAAGAAACTATTCAAAAGAAAGAAAAGAAAGAAAACACACAGTCATCTGGAGATGACCGCGAACTGGTTAAACCTGAAAAGCGAAAAACAGTCAGATTCGACTATGACCAGTATCTCTCAGCCTACAACGAGATCGTTGGTGAGCGTCTTCCTCATGCTGTCGAAGCCAACGAAGAGCGCCAGCGAAAAATCCGCAAGCTGGTTAACTCTCTCGCTACCAAAAATATCGAAGGATTCCGCGCCTACGTTAAAGCGTTCATGGCAGCTGCAAGACCATTCCACTTCGGCGACAACGACCGTGACTGGGTGGCTAATTTTGATTACCTGCTGCGCCCGAAAGTGCTGGTAGCGATCCGGGAGGGAACCCTATGAGGCAGGATATCGAAGCAAGCGTGATCGGCGGGTTACTTCTCGGCGGCCTGACCCCGGCGGCAAGTGACGTCCTCGCCCGGATGGAGGCGGACGCCTTCACTATCCCGGTCTACCGGAAAGCCTTTGAGGTGATCCGCAAGCAGGCAAGGAACCGTAACCTGATTGATGCCTTGATGGTTGCTGAGGAGTGCGGTGACGCCCACTTTGCAGACATCATGGAAACCGCCAGGGCATGCCCAAGCGCGGCAAACCTGCGTGGCTATGCCGGTATGCTTAGTGATCAGCATCAGCGCCGCATGTTCCTCCAGGCAATGGACGAGCTGCGCGGCGATGTAAGCAACGGAACGCTGGATAACGCAGCCGAAGCCATGGATGAGCTGATGCGCCGCCTGAGCGTCATCAGGAAGCCAAAAACTGAGGTTGCCCCGGTACGGCTCGGTGATGTGCTGGACGACTACACCGACACGCTGGAGAACAGGCTGAAGAACGGCGACGAGTCCGACACCCTCAAGACCGGGATCGACGAGCTGGACGCTATCACCGGCGGCATGAACGCCGAAGACTTGGTGATTATCGCTGCTCGCCCGGGCATGGGTAAGACCGAGCTGGCGCTGAAGATTGCCGAAGGCGTGGCAAGTCGCAAAATGCCAGGATCTGACACCCTACGTGGTGTGCTGATTTTCAGCATGGAGATGAGCAACCTGCAGATTGCCGAACGAAGCATTGCCGGTCGTGAAAACATGTCCGTCAGCGTTCTGCGTAACCCTGCAAACATGGGCGACGAAGGCTGGGCGCGTGTATTCAACGCTATCTGCCACCTGAAAGACCTCGATGTGTGGATGGTCGATGCGTCGAAGTTGACCGTTGAGGAGATCCGCAGCATTGCGGAGCGCCATAAGCAAGAGTATCCGCAGCTGTCGCTCATCCTGGTGGATTACCTCGGCCTGATTTCCAAGCCAAAAGCCGACCGTAACGATCTGGCGATCGCCCACATCTCCGGCAGCCTGAAGGCGATGGCGAAGGATTTAAAGTGCCCAGTCATCTCCCTGAGTCAGCTATCTCGTGACGTTGAGAAGCGCCCAAATAAACGCCCGACCAACGCCGACCTGCGCGACTCCGGCAGCATTGAGCAGGACGCCGATAGCATCATCATGCTCTACCGCGAAGCTGTGTACGACGAGCATTCACCGGCAGCGCCATATGCGGAAGTCATCGTGACCAAAAACCGCTTCGGCACTCTCGGCACCGTTTACCAGAAATTCGTTAACGGTCACTTCATGCCATGCGATCAGGACGAAGTTCGCCGCATATCAACCAGCAAACCATCAACCGGTCGCCATCAAAGGGGGGCGGACGTATGAAAATAACCAATCAGAACGCCGTAATTATCCAGTACGTAACCAAGCACCCGGGCTGCTACATCTCTGACATCCGTCGCGACACGTCACTCCAGAAAGGGGCGATATCTTCGGCGTTAACTGAGTTGACCAAAGCTAAAACGCTGCGTCGTGAGGGCTTCGAGAAGCGTTACCGCTACTTCGTTGTTCGCCCGGAAGACCGGCCAGCTATCGAGCCGAAGCGGATTCCAAAGCAGCCCAACCGTGACACAGCCAACCCTCTTAACAACCTATTCAATCAGTGCCTGGCATCAGTGCGGGGCGGGAGAGCATCAGCATGAAAGCGAACTTAATCGAAATGGAAGGATTTTTACGCGGCAAGTGCCTACCCGGTGACATGCTGGTTAACGAAACAAACGCCGAATATCTGGTACGCAAGTTCGCAGAATCTGAGGCCAAGTACGCGGCGCTGGCTGCGGAGAATGCGTACCTTCTGAACGGCGCAGCCCGAGAACTCAACACTTCGTGGATGTTTCACAAAACGATGCTTGGCGCCCAGGCGGCTTTGGTATGCCTATCTCATGGATATCAGGCTGCAGCTCGCGAATGGCTGGAAGGTACCACCGACGAGGCCGGTGCTGAAATTCCTGATGATATTTCTGTTGGTGAATTGCATGGATGGTTCGACAGCCAGATGGTAAGCAATGACGGGAAAAGTGGATTCCTGACCAGAGCAGAAGCAGAAGAGGCCATCAAAAAGGCGTGTCCAGCCACCGACGCCTTCCTGGCTGAAGTTCGGGCGCAGGGGGTGGAGATGTTTGTCCGGGAGATGCACGCAGACATCAGCGAGGCCGATGCTATCGAGTTCGCCGCCAAACTTCGCAAAGGAGCATCAGCATGA